ATTTTCGGCGTGTAGTTCATCCACCTTTTTTTCTAATTGTTGGATTTTAACATTCAACTCGTGTATCTCTTGTTTCAAGTCATCAATAATGTTCTTGTAAAGATTTACAGCAAGTTCAAGATTGCGTAAGGTTTGATTGTCTGTCTCTGCCTGTTGTCTCTTACGACCCACAAACCAACCAGCAAAACCTGTAATAGCATTAGATATAAAAAGTAGTATAGTTTCGTTCATAATTTGAGTTTAATTACAATCAACACAAGCATCATACTCGGGGCCTTGATAGTATGGTAGGTTTCTATACCAATCATTTCTTCTTGGTGGTCTTCTCATACCAGGAGCAATATGAATACCCGCAAAGTATGTTTGTGATGATGATGGCATCCCGTCCTTCTGTGTGAAACTGTAATACCAGGGATAATCACTTGGGAATGCTTGGACGCGGTCTAACAATCTTTGAGCGTAGAACTCGTATCTACCTTGTTCTATTTCTCTCAAGTAAGACATACCTTTAATGTCTATTGAATTACCCTGCTCGCTTGAACCTATGGTGATGGCTTTATTCATTTTACGAGCGAATACTTCAGGCATCGCTTCGTAGAAACTGCGATGAACTAAATAAGGTGCGATGTAGTCATTCAACATAATACTATCTGCTTGAGACATAGTCCCACCTGATAATTGAACTGACTTTACCAACTCCATATAGTAGTCGTAGCCTTTTGTCCCGATGAGAGTTTGGAGACCGAGTTCCTGTGCCATATAGATTGTGCTGACTAATAAAGCCATATCTATATTTTGATTTAGAGTGCTATAAGCCTTGAGCTTTGTTTCGCTGATAAGTAATACTGTTGCCATTCGTTATATTCCTTTTGCTATATCAATTTGTTCTTGAACCTCGTCTGGTAAGATTTGGTTTTGCTCAATACCCAATTTGATAATTGATTTATTTTTTAAGAACAGGATTTTCTCAAATGTCTTTAACATATCCTCTTGGATGGGAATAATTCTTGTTTGTAAGAATAAATTATAAGCATCAAGCATCTCTGCTCTACCTCCTAATTGTCCTGATGTTTTAATACCTAACAACATCGGTGATGATATACCCCACGCTGTAAGGATTGTTTGATCTATCTGTGGTGCCATTTGTGAATACCAAGCATCACTTGCGTTGTTCGGTATTGGACTTATGATAGGGGCAGTTTCAGGGTTCTCACTAAAGAATAAAAATATCTTACCTGCGTTATTCGTTGAAGTATATTTGGCTTCTAATTGTCTCATCAAAATATCTCTCTCTTCTTCACTCGGGACACCATTTGTAAAACTTACCGACATACTCGGCATCATAGAGTTTTGAGTGTTGTTTAGATGGAAGTTTCTTATCTCTATATCAAGTTGGCTGGTCGTTAAACTTGCTATCCAATCTGGCGCTGGATAATAGCTCATCATCGGTTGGTATTTCTTTACATAGTAAATCATACTCGGTGCGTCTTCACTAACCATATTAAATGATGGCATCTCAACTGGCTTCCATTTTTGAGGATTGATTTGTGTTCCCTTCCAATCTACAGAATAGAAGTAAGTATCAACATTACCGAACATATCCTCTTTACCTGCTCTCAATCTTGAGAAGTCAGTATGGTAGATCTCTGCGATCCCACCATCGTTAGATTTAACAATATTTAACGCAAATCCGCCAAAAATAATTCTATCAACAACACATTTCTCATAGACCTCATATAAGGTTTCACTCCTGTTTGCCATTCCAATAGCATCAGGGTTTCCTTCCTTTACAATAAGGTTCTTACCCTTTACACCATACATAGTAGCATTAGCACAAGCACGAGTAATTGGTGAGTATTGATAGTTTGTAAGTAGGTGGTTAGGAAACATATTATCGTCTCCGTAAAACACCCAAGGCTTGTTTTTAATTACCTCTTGGAATTGTGGGACATACGCAGCATTAAACTCCTGTATATGTAATCCTGTTTTGTTTTTGTCGCTCATTACTAATAAATATCAGTTTTTATGTTTTTATACATACTTTGAGTTAAAGTAGTTAAACATCACACCCATATCAGCATCACTCAATTTACTTGGTATAAAGAATTGTTCTGTTGTTTTATAATTTTGACCGCTCATTATACTAAATATAGGATCTGTTGATGTTCTAATAGTTGCGGTTGCTGTTTCTTGTGATACTAATGATCCATCAACCCATATTTCATTTACGGCAGTTGATCCTGATTGATAAGTTCTCACAGCAACATTATACCAAACATCACCACTATACGCAAATGATGGTTCAGTCCAAGAACCACCTGCTGTATTAAAGGTAAATGATCTAATAAAGTCAGGAGGCGCCCCTGCTACATAATCACTTAAACTCCACCATCTATAACCTTGTGTTTGACCTGAATAATTTACATCATTATCGCTTTGTTGAATATTACCTGATGAATTAGTTTCACCATTAAATCTAACGAATGTTGTATATGCTGAATATGAACCACCAAAGAAACCTAACTCATTTGTTAAACCAATAACCCAAGCTTCAGTTGATCCTGATACACCCTCATATCCTGTTGAAGTCCAAGTTGGATAAAATCCAGTAGTAGCTGAAAAATAACCATTTGTTGATGTTGCCAAGTTTTTAGCACCATATAAATTATTAGAAACTACAGATAAACTTGAAGCATTTGTATAATCAAACCACCATAAAGCGTTATAAGTGTTTGGATCAATTGCCATAGGTGGTGTTGTGCTTGGAGTTGGTGTTAAAGTAGGAGTGTGTGATGGTGTGTTTGTTGGGGTGGTAGTTGGAGTGGCTGTATTAGTTGGAGTGATACTTGGTGTTGGTGTGTTAGATGGAGTTGTTGATGGTGTGATAGGAATTAAACAATCTTGTTCTTCCTCACTTACATAAATAACTTGTGAGAAATCTTCATCGTTAGAGATGTAAGGCTCAAAGAAACACTCTTGGGTATTATCATCACCGATGATTACCCACGCTCTACCACTCTCCAATTTATTATAGGCTAATGAAATATCAGTTGATCCACTTGTAATATTCTCATAGATGGAATAGTAATACTGACCCAAGTATTCAAGATTGACTTGTGGTGGAACAACAGACAGATTTGTTGTTGTTGCTTCTACGAACCTGAACTTATCATAACGGACATTACTTGTGATTACCTGTGGGTAAAAACTTGTCCTCTCTTTTGACGCTATATGTTGGAACGAAAAAAGATAATAAGGATTAGGTAGTGTCTTATTCATAGACACAGTCGCTATTAAATTATTGGTTTGGCTCTTCCTTATTATCAACATATTCGCTTACGATATAATGTGCGTCAAGTTTATTATCAATCAGTATGAAAAGTATATTCATATTTAATAAGTTATTTTTAATAATCCTCTTGCTCCGTCTCCACCAGTTGATGAACCTGATGTCGTATCCCAATATCCACCTGACCCACCACCACCTGTGGTATTTCCTTGAGACCCATTACCATTCACAAGAGAACCATTTGCTCCATTACCACCTTCTGCGTTTCCTGTTCCTCCATTTCCACCTGTATCACTTGTTGCTGATGAACCATTAGAAGATGAACCAGCACCTCCTCCTGCTCCTCCACCAAATGTTGTAGTTCCACTCATACCATCTCCACCTGAATATATTATATCACCAATAGATGCGTTGGATGCTGTCCCACCACTTCCAAATGGTGTAGCTGTAGCACTATTTCCAAATCCTCCTGCTCCTCCACCTGCGGCATAAACTAATGTTGAAGCACTAAACCAAGTTGCTCCCCCTGGTAATCCACCAGAACCATCTATTGACATTTTAGTTCCACCTAAACCAACATTTATAGTATATGTTGTTCCTGATATAACTGATATTGTTTTCTTTGCGTATGAACCACCAGCACCACCACCTCCAGCAGCAGTTGCTGAACCAGTAAATCTTCTTGCGGCTCCACCTCCTCCTCCACCTCCCCAACACTCTACAATAATAGAAGCATCATAAGGGGCAGTCCAAGTTGTAGTTCCTGTAAAACTTTCTATAGTTAGAATTGGTGGTGTTGTGCTTGGAGTATTCGTCATCGTTGGTGTGATACTCGGGGTGGGAGTTTGCGTGCTTGAAGGAGTATTTGTGGGGGTAGGAACAGGAGAAGCCCATTCGTCATATCTCCACTTATCTTTTAAGTATAATTCAACTTGTTCTACTTGGTTATCACTCAATACCGTATCAAAATAGATGATCTCACATAACTCTATATTTTGATTAGTGGTTGAAATTGTCCCACCTGTTGCGATACCACCAAGACCTAAATTAAACGAGTTTATAGTTGGAATTATTGTTGTTCCTGTAAAGGCTGATGCCCCTGTTCCTCCTGATTGGTTCAACTCAAATGTTGTGAATTGACCCGCTGTAAATGGTGT